TGGGCGGAGGCGCCGGGTAGGACTCCTAGGAGGTCATCTAAGATGTACCCCTCGAGGCCTCCGCCGGCGGCGGTCAGTGAACTTTGGATACCAGGTGGTAAGGTGTCGGCCGTGGAGTCATAGCTCATACCACAAGAAAATTGCATCTCTCGGCCGTACATCTGACACAGGGACATGGTTGTACGAAGCTTCATATTATCACCGCCGGTGCGGCACCCGTCGGGAAAGTCTGATAAGTTTAACTTATCCAGCACTTCGCCTCTAAAGTGACCGTTATGCAAGACAAGTGGAAGGGTCTGACTAGGCCCTTGGATGGCTAAAGGTGGAATTTCCGTCGGGAGGAGCTGTTCTGGAGAGGCGTTAAAGTATAGTCCGGACGGACCCCACTTCCCCCAACTGGCGTCGAAGGAGTACGCAATTATTTTGTCTGCGGAATGATCTAGGCCGCCGTGGACAGCCTGCTTGTTAGACGTGATTGCAGTCTGGGCTCCCACTGCTGATAGGGACATCCTTAGATCCTCTAGGATCTGAGTCACCAAAACAGTTCTTGGTAGCTTCGTGAACCTGTCGATCGTGACTGGATCATACACTCCGTAACCAAGAAGGACTGCAATTTTCTCTAGGAGCAAATGGTCGCCCTGGGTGTATCGTTCTTGCGAAGTTCCGAACATGTTAGAGGTGTTGGAACCAAAATGGATCGACGGTGAAACGCTAATAGGGTCAACATGGAAAGAGTAGGCGTTGCCGCCATAAAATTGATTTCGGTCGGTTTCGGTGCAGCCGATTCCGTTCAAACCGGCTGAACCCCCGGGTCGGTAAATATCGAACCAGTCGTGCAATTCACAACTATTATGAGTGCACTCCGTCAGATCTCCGACACAGTCGGAGACCCATGAGAGATCTTCAAATGGCTCCTCTGAGTTCGACATGGTAGTCCAAAATTCATCAAATAAGGTCTTGTATGGATTCGACGATGTATACTGCACCTGACGCCTAAGGGAAAGTTTTTCCATGAACCTGAGTATTGCCTGGCACAGATCCCACTGACCATGCATGGCAGATTCAGTGTTATCATCAGAGGTGGTACGACGAGATCGTAATTCCTCGACGACCTCTGCCAGGCTCGGGTTTCCTATGGTCTCCGATCGAATTTCCGCTAAGAAAGTTTCTATTAAGTCCTGTAGAATACTTCTTGAAAAGAGAGTAACATCCATCTTGTCTCTCACCTTATCATCGTTAATAAAAAGTTTCCCTCCGATATCATTGTCAGGATTGTTTGATTTTTGATAGTCGATAACTGAAACTATCTGTGGTCTCATGAACGAGGGGAGGTCTCCCGCAGCGGCGCCGTCACCGATACTAGCTCCAACACTTACCAGATCGATTTCATCAGGAGGAGTAATCGGATCGATCGGGGGAATAGGCGTCGGATCTCCAGCCGGAATGATCGGATCGAAGTCGAAGACGTCAATGCCAATGTCAGGATCAAAAGTAAAACTGTTACCGGCCATGGTGGTGTCGGTATTAGGATCTCCATTGTACGCTTCGAGACCCACGTGAGAATAAGGATCGGAATCATTGGTGTCGTCGGCCTGGACAAGAGTAGCATCCGCGAAAGGGTCCGGGTCCAGCACCCAACTGGAGGTTGGTTCTTCGTCTACAGCTCCAAGTTGTGTCCGGACTGAGACGCGACTGGAATCTGGATCACTTTCTTTTTTATTCCTGTCTTCAAATATAACACCAGATGCGTCTATAGAACTGTATCCGGTGTCCTTACCACTTGAAGACCACGCGAGTAACGTGTCTGAATTGGCCGTCGAGAAGCTGATTGTATCTGCATCAATCCTTCCACCTGCTCCGCCGGATCCACCGGCACTGCCCTGTGCCGCACCCTGCCCGCCGCCGCCGCCGGTCGAACTCAGGCTCCCGAAACTTGTCACGCCGCCATTACCGCCGCTGCTACCTCCGGGACTCGCTGCGGTTCCACCGGTCCCCACAGTGGCCACATGAGTGCTTATATTTCCCCCTCCGAACGTCAACTGGACCGGACCACCTGGAGTTGTAGTAGTATCAGTATTAGATCCGTCGCCACCGACGGTTCCACCACGATTATTCCCCTGACCTCCTTGAGCTGTGTTTCCTGATTGTTCTCCTGGCATGTTACGCAACCCTCAAAGATTTCGTGGTAATAGATTGAACCACGTTCATGTTTTGATCAACAGCAATTATTTCATAACTAACTGTCGCTCCTAAAAGAACCCCGCTAAGACGATCGATCGTGGTGTAGTTAGTAGAAGCATCTGGTGAGTGTACGACAGAAATTATTTTTTGTGAATCGGGAAGAATCCTCTTAACTACAAAGTGATCTATCATTATGGGGTCATCTATAATCCACCTAATTTCGCTAGACTTAAACGGTCTAGGCGACACTGTGCTTTGTTTAAAACTCATAGTGTTTACTGATGATCCTACAATATAGGAAACAGGGTTTCCCGTCGTGTAATATGATGACTCATTGTTTCCCAACTTAGACATTCTAGTCTCGCGAGATGAAATCAAACCTTCCCTTACTGCGGTGGGATGGTCAGATTTTCGAGTGTCATAGTTGTAAAAAGTACCAGTAAGAGGATCTTCTCGTTTTCTCATTGGATCAGTAGACAGACCAGATGACTGAGCATCTACTTTATCAGTAAAAATGTCATATCTATATCTTCTTCCCCGGATCACTGGACGACCGATAGAAATCTGAGCGTAGTCTTTTTCTAAAAATGTGTTTCCCTTAATTGTTCCAAAATCAACAACTTCTCCAGTAAAAAGATCAGTTCGGGTTACCCTGTAGACAAACACTTTGATAGAGGAATCAGACTTAATAAGATCAACGTCAACCGACGATTCTTCAATGTTTCTATCTTCAACTGCCTTGGCAAGAATATCAACATCCTTGGGAAGAGAAACTGTGTTTAATTCTATTTTGGTATTTATTCCAACACCAGATTTTGAAACAATTTTTGTAGTTATATCCTTTTCAAGTGGAACTAAAGGTACTTTCCAGGTTAACTTATCTTTTGACATTCTTTCAACTTGAGATCTAAGGTAAAGTTTTACTCGATATTCATAAATATGTCCTGGTATTATGTCCTGATGTGTGAATGTATTGCTAGAATCCCCACTGCGCACCATTTTTCTCGGATGTAAAGAATCAACGTAAGAAAATTCTTTCTCAAAAAGAGTTTTATTAATTTTTTGTAATCCTATTGACGATATGCCATCAGAACTAAGAGAAACTTCAATAATTGCTTCCTTCCTGCTTCCTTCAATGCTAAATTGTTTTACTTGAAACGAAATGTGTTCATTAACATAGTCTAAAGTTATTCTCTTACGTGCAGGAGCAATTGCTTCAACAAATTTTAAGGAGTCTAAGGTGTTGTCTATGACTGCCCGATATATTGTAGGGTGAACTCCAGAAGTTCTATCAGTTATACTTTTAACATCGTTTGGACTACTAAACCTAATTTGTCTTATGTTAATAAACGAATTAACAACTTTAGTAGAAGAACTATTGGGATCTATCAGTTTTCTAAAAATAGAAACTGATTTAATTCTACGATCCCTGTTTTGTAAAGTAATAACGTTTTTTGATCCCTTAGAGTACGCGTATAGAGAAGGAAGGATAATAGGATTTCTATTATCCTGGTATTTTGATAAAAGAGAACAGTCAATAACAAACTTAGTATGACCAAGATACTGATCTTTAGTATTTTTAAGAGTGACAACTGCATTAAACTGAGAGTGCTTGTCGATTACCCGTTTATCAATAGTGAAATTAAATTTCATTTTTCTAAACCGAGTTTTAAAAACATTGGAAAATAAAACTCTCGAGTTGTCAGACGTCTGTGCAGTATAGGGATTTGAAACATTTTTAAAAAATCTACTGTAAGATTCATTGTCAACTCTTACTCGATCAGAAGGTATAGATCCAACAGCATAATTGAGTGAAGGAAGGGTACTTTCAGAATTTTCAAGATTTGAAAGAGGACTTCTAGTTGAATTAGCAATTGACGATATCTTGTATTTGGACGACTGGCCTGAAAGTTTTGTGAATCTAGATACTCGACTTGGTCTTCGACCTAAAGATCGTATCCCTTCAGGGATCTGAGGGTTTGGGGATATGATTGAAGTTTCACCTTCTCGAGAATTTTCTATAAGAGTCGATTTTTTAACATATCTAAAGACTCGATTTTTAAAATATCGATCTTTTTTCGATCGCCTTGTAAACGTGTTAGGTATAGCTTTTGTAAGGTCGATTGTATAATTGGCAACAATGCTATTAAGATTTTTTTCATAGACTTCTAATATTTTATTGTTTCTAGTCAGAATTTTTTTTGACGCGTTTGAGCCATCTCGAACAGAAAACATTGTATTTAAAGGCCTAGGTTCTGGACCTATTGCAAGTTCTGCTTTTGTAGATCCAAATTTAATAGCTTTAGAAGAATTAACTTGAACAGTTATTTCATATGTTAATGAACTCGGATCTTCAGAAACTATCCTGACCGGATAAGTTGAAAACTTAACAATTTCATTTATTAATTTTTTATTTCTCTGTAAAAAAATCATTATTCAAACACAATAGTAAAAACATTAACAAATTTGGGATTTTGGTTGCTATCCATAATTATTCGTCCAACAAAAAACACTCTTTTAGATGAAACCCCTCCATCTTCAGTTTCAAACTGAAATTCTCCAAAATCAACAGCTTGAAGCATTTTAAAAGTTTGACGGTCTACTCTATCGTCAAAAATTTGAATAGAAACATCATTGGAAAAAGATGAAGTATCAAAAATAACATCCTCTCTTTGTTTAAATTGTAAAACAGTCTCAAGTTGCTGAAGGGACTCTATAGCGTTCTGAGACAACCGAAGATAACTAAAAAGTGGGATCGATTCATGAGATGGTGTTGGTCTTTTATTAACAGGGGGCAAAAATTCAAAATTTTTAATGTGAGACAACCTAAAATCTTGAAATATATTAAGAACAGAAGCATCATCTACAGACTCAGCAGGATTAGGAGCACCTGTCAAAGGATCTGCGGCGTAGTTGTCTGTGTGAATATTAAAATGTATTTTTGAAGGTGTAATCTTAAATTTTTTCTTCGTATCTAAATCTTCAACTGAGCTAATAATTCTTAGTTTTTTAAAATTATCCAAAGAACTTTTAAATAAGTCAAGAGAGGCAGAAAGAAATTGATTTGGTGATCCCGTGGATTCATAACTTGTAACAGATCCGCCGCTTCCTGTGATTAAAAGAACCCCATCAGATAATGTCATACTGGGAGGACCGCCGGGATAAGATTGGACTTTGCCGGTAAAATCAACATCAAATGTCATGTTATCAACAGGAACCTTTGTCTCAAAAGATATACGATCGCTAGAAAGAGTCGTTGCTTCAAGATGAATCTTACTACCAGGATCAACGCTACCGCTAACGGGATCCTTTTCATATGTGGTGTTTCCATCAGTAAATGAGACAAATCGAAGACGAACCTCACCATCGCCCATCTGTCTCCGGCCATCCTCCGTGATCATGGTGTCTAAAATACGAGTCTTACTGTTGAGTATTCTTGCCATGCTTACATCCCGCCGTAGCCACCACCGGTAGAGTCTCCAAGAGGACGGTCGCGATCTCGGAAGGGAACCGATGAGGTTGATTCAATGCTTATATTGATAGATCCAGAAGCCTGAGTTGGGTTAATGAACGTCGTCCCGGAAAAGAAGCTCACTTGAACAGGAGACTTCAAGATCTGGTTACTACCCATACCAGGACGAGACCCAGCCTTCCAGTCCTCGTCGGTGCGCTCGACCGGATCATTAATATTTAGGCCAATAGATAAAAACTTTCCATCAAGTCTCTGCTCGAGCATGTCCCTAAACTGCCCGAACCGGTCCCACCGAAAGATCGCCTTGGTGAACTTAGGTTCGGTGTTCATGATACCGTACCGGAATCCTTGGGCACCTGACACAGGGACGTTAGGAATCGACAACCTCTGTCCCACCCTAAACAGAAGCTTTCTAATGTCAGTCGAGTTTGAAAATTTCGGAGGAGCTTCGGTTCCATCGAGAACCGTCACAGAACCTAGATCCTCAGTCTTCCTGTTAGGGTTTCCCTGGTATGGGTACGCTAACCTCTTGTCGTCTTCCATTATCGCTAGGCTTTCAAGAGTAATGTCCCCCTGTCCGCTGTTGGGATTAGTATACGTCCCGGCTCGATACTCAATTTGACTCTCGTTAAGGAAGTTCTTCATATCGGGCATCACGGTATCATAGAACCTCTCTGTCGAAGAAACCAAAGGTACCCCTCTTAAGAAGGCGCGGCCGCCAGCATTGACCGACAGGTTGGATGTCACCTTCCTGGTTCCCCTCAAAATGTCACCTGTCACATGCTCTCCGACGTAGCTCCCACTAAACGCCTGTGAGGGTTCGGTGTCAAACTGGTCGTAGAACTTCTCGTGGATCATCTCGTGGATGCTATCAGAGGTTAGGGCCTGGTTGAGACTTGACTCAACAACCTCCACATTCTCCCGGATCAGGGAACCGTACAGGATGAGTTTGCCGGCTCCTGGCTGTAGTTCCTCGTAGTTAAAATTATCATAGTCAGGTTTCGCAGCGTTCCAAAACTGAGGCCATGCGGCGTGCCACCCAAAAACTAACTTATCCTTTGGCAAGATGACGTAAGGGGATGGTTGCCTAGGCGACTTGGTGGGGATGACGGTTTTAACAGCGGTTGGCCCTGCAGCATCAACAAAGGAATTGTTAGGATCTAGCACATCTCCTACCTGAGAGGCGACAAGGTCTCTACCCGTTGGAGTTCCCTCAATGGCGTTTCTACCACCTGGATCCCAGGCAGGATCGACAAGGTATTTGAGGCCCTTGGGATTGTTACCCCACAGTACGTACCCTCCGTACTGCGCTCCTGTCTTAGGAGTCTGTTTGACGGTTCCCGACATGACGTAGGTCCGGGCTTCTGGCCAAGTTGAATCGTACCCAACGTTTAACTCCCTAGCTAGCCCGGACTCCAGTATCTCCTCCATGGAGGTTCCGAGATCGGCCAGTTCCGTACCGTGTGAGTAATGTCTCACAAACTGTCCGTAGGTCACAAGGTCCCGGTTGGTGTCCACCCAGGTAGGATCGGAGTGACCGCTTGACCCGGACGTGAGGGACCAGTGCATCGGAAGGGACCCCGTGGCGTAACTACTACTAGCGTAGGTGCCACCATACTCAGATAGGAAGGAGAATCTTCCGGAGTATGGTCTTCTCTGGTTCATGATGAAGAAACTGCTTATCATGACCAGCGACGCTCCGACATTCCTCCGGTATCCGTAGGTCGAGTCGAGGTTACTCAGTCCCCAGTAAGTTTGACCATCCCCGGTCTTCTGGTGGGGCTTAAACTCATAGGCGAACTTCTCCAGGACAAAAGGATGCTGTATGTACTGGGACATGTCGAGTGCTTGGGACGACGTCGCGTGAAACTTGGGGTGGATAGGAAACCCATAGTCAGTAATAGGAAGACAGGAGTTCTTACAGGCCGAACCTGTGATGGAAAGAGTCCCTCCAGCAGAGAAACCAATAGGAGCATTATCAGAGAACCACTGCTCAACAGGGACCGTCGCAGTCCGGAGATCGCCTGAAGGGTGTCCGAATCCAACTTTTTCCCATCTTTTAAGATCGAAATTGTAGTAGACCATAGGCCACTGTCGGAGCCCAAATCCTCCATGTTCAAAGTTTTTCTCCGTAAACCCAAATTTGGTCGATTCAATCGGGTTTAGATCTATTTCAATTTTTACCTTGCTACGGAGAGGATTTTTGAAACCAGGAATGGTATCCGGCGCGCTGCCTGTTAGATAAAACGGATCGTCCGTGGATGATTTATCAAGGGCGAAGTGGTTGTGCTCAATAAACGGACCAATCTTCTGGCCTCTCCTTGGGAGGTCGATGTCAACATCAGACACCCCTCTCCTAACCTCTGCCGTTGTGACCAAAGCTCCTGATATGTAATTGGGGGTGGCGATCCTCTGATTAAAGTAGGCGCTTCCTGACCTAAGCATTACAGGATAACCTACACTGGAATCCGTCCCGTAATCAATGACAGAGAGGTCGTCAAAAGGAGACATGTTAAACTTTCCAGATCTCTCCGGGTCACCGGTCCTTGATATGGTGGGGTAAGACCCAGTAAGATCAGATCTCTCCGATAACCTAACCCTAGCAGGAAGGGTTACGATCCCGGATCGGAGCTTACCACCATCGTACTTAATAGGCATCTTACCTCTTTAGTCCTCCAAAAGCAATAGAGTCTGTCCCTGAGGAAACACCTTCAGATGGAGACTGAAAATCAAACCCTTTCGGAGTAAATTTCTTTCTGTCTCCCAGTTGCCCAAAGTCGATAGGCGACATGTTGTTTAACGCTGATCTAATATCATCTCCTGATATGCTGTGACCTGACATCATTGTATTAGGTCCTAGTTTTACTCGAGACCTCTCCCGAAGAGAGTCATCAAAAGGAAGAATAGCAGAGATCTCGTCCATTATAATACCTGGAAGAGCGTGCCAACCTGCGGTCGGGTATGGAGCCGGATCAGGGAATATTTCTTGAGAGTCCAAATATGGAGTGATGTAGGATCGAGGCTGTGTCTCTTTATAGTCAACTATCTGGTCTGTCCATCTTAAGAAGTTCTCATTACCTCCTTGTAACGATGCAAAAACTCCACGCGACTGTACCGGGGTTTCAATAGATCCAAAAATCGTATTTTCCCTTATTGGAAGTGGTTCTATGACTCCGTCCATCGTTCTAGGTACTTCAGTGTCAGCAGATAAGAAAATTTTAATGTACTCTTTTCCATATTTGTCAGCAGAATTTAAAACCATTTCAGGGGTAACTTTACCACGATCCTCAAACACACGATCATCAATAAAACCTGATGGTTGTCCATATGTTACCGTGTCTAATGACATTGTAGGTATGACAGAAGCTGTCCATCCTCGAACACCTTCCAGTTTGGAGTTCACCCCCTGGCGCATGCTATCAAAAACTTTCATTCCATTTTTAGTTGCTTTTTTTCGGGGTTGTCGATACCCACCAGGTTTTGTCGGATCCTGAAGTGGATTCGAACCAACACCAGGAGTTCCCTTAGTTGGAGAGTCGACGAACGGTTTTGCTGTGTTAACTTTAATCGGCATTTAGAACCTCGTTATACTTCCACCATACTCTTGTAAAATACTCGTTAATCTACTACTAGGATTCACGTCAGAGTTTACATAAGTGTTACTAAATTGATACTCAATTTTATTTCTTTCAAGCATATGAGATTCGACAACAAAGTTTACTCCAAGAAACCTGGTTTTTCTTGGAAGGAGAGATTCAATAAAAAGTGACATAGAGCTATCAAACCACTTAAAAAATTCAAAAAACCCCTTTAAGTTCATCCTATCTGTCAATCGATCAAAGTAAACTTGCCTGATATTTTCTAAATCCGGATAGTCTGGGGAGAATAAAAGGTCCGGATTGCCTAAAGCATTTTCTAAAATATCTAAACTAGAAAAGATTGTAATTATATCCTCGTTTAATTTATCAGAAACGGAAAAATCTATGGTAAATCGAACATCATCCTCAGGTCGACTTAAGTAGGGTAGACTGTAAACAGGAGCCTTAGATGCGAAAGGATTTTGAGATAGATTAAAATCATCTTGAAAACTTCTTGGTCTTACCTTTTCATTGGTCGCTGCCTCGTCAAAGTTTGGAGAAATAAAACTGTATCTAAATGTCTCCGGAACGATGACTTGAGATGAAGTCTCAAACCCAGAACCCGACATGTGGAAATTAATCTTTCCCTTAAAGTCTACAGGGTTCCATGGAGCCCCTCGAGTTCCAGATGTGGTCTGTTGAGTAAAATCAAAAAGTTGAATTCTTCCTAAGTCCGTGGAGGACGTTACAATCTGATCCGTTGAAACATCCAACCTCAACCTTGAAAAAGATCCTGTTGCCACGGTCTCAAAATTAAAATTCTTTAATGGGTTTTCCACCCCAACAGATTTATAGTTTTTAATGTGCTCTTGCCACTCAGACTCAACCAGTCCCTTCGACCAAAATCTTATGTGTCCAACCTGACCGCCAAAATTAGTAGATCTAGCTGCGGGATCGGGAACATTAGTCTTGTCAAGTAACATATCGTTCCCACCGGCCCATCCATAAGCGGGAAGACTTTGAGAACCAAACACCAAAAAAGATCCAGATTGATTGAAACTTGTATGGGTATTGGTGAAGGTAGATCCTCCACTTGACCGAGGTTCCTCGTGGAAGAAACTTTGGGTCGTGTAATATTCTAGAATTCTTCCAAATGATTGTTTGGCACATCTTAGGAAGTAGGAGGACGATGTTCCTGACTGACCGTAGTAAGGACTTTGGGGATCATCAGGTCTAAACCTTCCAAAAGAAACGTTCCACTTTCCACCATCGAAAAGATTGACACCGGTCAACTCAAGAGTTAACAAAGGATTTCGCTGAAGAGCGGGCATCGCTGATGGAGCAGTCAATGTTGAAGGCCTAGCAAACAATCTCAGATCAGAAGATGCGGAACCTGACATCACGACCAAGTTCACTGAGGTTCCTCCTCGTATGAAACTAGATCCTGTAACGTTCATCCTCACCAGGCTTTGGGTAGCAGGATATGTCCCAGCAACATTTATCTTTCTTTGTGGGAACCTATAAATCCCTTCATAAGAAAAGGACCCAGAGGTAAAGAGTCCGTCGTGAGTTTGATTAGAAATCCCGTGGATTCCATTAGAACCTCCTTTTTGAACAAATGTTCCATAGGGCTCAGGAAATCCTACCTCTTTTCTAGCTCCTGAGAGGAATGGAGATCGGACAAACGGGTAACTATCTGAAATTCCTAAAACATTCGTAGCGGTCGGTCCCTTTCCTAAGGACCCTGAAAACTCAAGCATCGTAGAAACATCTGTCCTGGAAAGTCTAGACTCAACCATTGTTTTACTAGAGGGACCACCATACTCCTTAACTCTAAAGTTAGAATCCGGATCAATTCCTATAGTTCTTATAAACTGCTTGACCGAATCGATGGTGCCTTTTGAGTTAATAATTGACCTTAAATTAGAAAGAACCCGTCTCCATATCTCGTTTTGAATCTCCTGCAAAGAAAGTTTTTCGGTTCCTATATTGGTTGTTAGATTTTCACCTTCAAGGAACTGTTCTACAGACGACCTGTTAAAGAGATTGGGAAGTTCAAATCCGTAATAGGAAGCTACATTTATCAAGAACTGATCCGGAGCTGACTCCTGAGAACCTGACTTATATGTGACATAGTTGACACTGGACAGGGCGTCAAGATAGATTTTCATCTCGTCAAAAAGTTTAGACCACACAAAAAGAAACGAAGAAAGTAGCTGAGGAGATCCCATCACCCCAGATCCTGGGATCTCATCCCCAGAATACGTGTTTCCAATTGTTCCCGTCACCCCATAAAGAGCCTCAAATTCTTTCCCTTCAAGGAGGTAGTGTTCTGGTATCAAATTTGTAATTAAATTTGGGTTCACTGAATCGTAATTGCTAGCAGTTGTTAGAAGACTAGAGTTAAATCTAATTGTTGGCGGGTAAGACGGAAATAAAACAGGAGACAAGCTCAGTTTTTCATGCTTCATAGGGTTTTTAATTGACCCGGTATTTCTTAAGTTTTTTGAAAAATTAGAAATTTGAGAGTGTAAGGAATTTCCTGAACTGTCAAGAACCGTTGAGTTTATCTTGTTTGAAGTTGATCCAACATCAAAAGGCTCGTTAAATTTAAAATAAAGTTTAAGATCGTCAGATGAAAAAATTCCTTTTTTTCCAAAATTTTCTTGATCTTGGACTTCTCTAACTGAATGAAATAACCGAAAGTCATCTAACGCCCCAGAAAAAGTTTGCTTAGGAACAAAACTAGTAGTTTGACTAACACTAACATTAGACACCGTCTTACTGACCGCATTGTTCTGACTAGTACCAGAACCTATCGTCAAAACTTCACCTGAAATTTCAAAATCTCCAAATTCTGCAGAATTACTCGACGTTGAAATTAATTTTTCATTTATGAAAATTTTTAATTTTCTCTCAGATGGAGTTCGATCAACTATAGCACAGATATGATTAAACACTCCCTTGTTTAAGGAAGCAGTCGTGTGAAGATGTAAACTTGAAGAAACTACAGAAAAAACAAGTGGAACACTTTCAATTGAATTAGATTGACTTAATGCTAAACAAAAACCATGAGAGTTTCCAGAAATCATTTGACAAACGATTTGGTTGTCATTAGAAACTTTTGGAACATACAGGTGAGTTTCTAATGACAAGCTTTTCATTCCCGGATCTAGTACTTCCTCACCGGTTTGAAGTGTCGACAACGTTGGGTACATGGTACCAGCATGATCAAAGGTTTTTATAAACGTTCCAAGATTTTCACCGTAACCATTGCTTGGATCTTCATTAACAGCTGTCCCTGAGAAAAAAAGATAACCTTTATTTTTTGGAAATCCATCGTAGACATGTTTTTCAAACCCAGATAAACCATCAAGAAATGTTTCTAATTCCTGCCTGGGACCGTCAAATGGAAATTTATTAATAACGTTATCAAAAGAGACGTTAACATTAGCTACTGCTGAATTAAAAAACGTGTGATTTTCAAACTTAGAAAAATCTGTGTTTACTTGCTGTGTAGATTTTAGGGCTTGGCCTGGAGTGTCAAATCTAAAAGATGATGTAGAAACTAATCCAGAATTAAGTATATCATCTAAACTTTGAAGTTTAACTTGCCCACTACCATCTAATATTTGTCTCTTAAAAGGAGAAGTAAAAAGATTAGGCCTGTTATCTAATATAGACGGTACTCTAGGCATTTGGATCCACTCTAAAAACTACGCCAGTATCTCGTATGATTTGTTGAGAACCTTGATCATCCACCATGAATTCAAACGTATAATTTCTTCCAACAGAGAGATCACTCATGTAAAAATCAAAATACATTCCATTCTGGTCAGTAGATAGTTGAGTGGAATTATATGTCGTATCAAAGGGAATCACAGTTTCATCAGAAGAAACATCTCTAACTGAATAGTACATCTTTGAAAGTATTAAACTTGGCTTGACAAGAGGACCTCTCGTAAGAGTTAAATCTAAGTCGATATCTTCAGCTACGACTCTAAATCTCACTTTTTCATTTAGAGAATACACAAACTTAGAATTTGTCACGTTCACGTTTAATCTTTTTGGTGAGTTTGAAAATGAGGACCTGTCGATTTTTGAAATCTTTAAAGTTCCTGATAAATATCCGACTGTGTTGTCGAAAGAGCTCCAGATCTTATCAAACGTCATAGAACCACTATCTCTAACGAAATCCAATATTCTTCGACCAAACGCTGCAGTTGCTGGTGTCGACGCTGAAATAGATGCTGTGCTATAAGAAGAAATTGCAAAGGAGGCGGAATAGACTCCTGATACAAAATTCTGTCCTACCTTGTGCTGAGATGCTGAAATGACTTTCTCAAACGAGCCTGAAATTAATCTCAGCTTAAGACAGTTGCTACCAGCAACTTCAGATAATGCAGATCCTGAAAGAATATTTGACGCCTGGCCTCGGTGAAAATTATTTAGGAAGACAGATCCTGAAAGATCAAAGAAAAAACTTGCTGAATCATCTCTGACGGAATCATTATATCGAACTATTATTCTTGGTGTTATTCTAGTATTAGAACTATGCCTAGATGCAAACCTCTTGACAAATCTAGTCCTAGTATCAGTTTCCTGGGTTCCTGAAAACGATATTCTAAAACCGTGATCAGGAATTTGATTTTTCAATGTCGCAGATACAATGTTTGTAATATCCAGATTGAGATCTTCATCGCCTCTTGAAAAAGTTTGTGACTTCCATAAATCAACGACTCCGTTTCCGTCACTTAAATTTCCACTTGATATAATATCAATGTCGTCAGAGCCTAAAAGTCCCTGCTTGTTGGCTCCTGATAAAAACCAAACATTTGCAGAATCTCCTGAAATGGACGCTGTCAGGAAATTACTTGAATCTACGTCTTGAAACGTATAAAGATCCCGACCTTGCCCTTCATCAAAAGACTTAGAAAGAGGGAAGACAATAGCTTTAAAGTTAGATGGAAGTGTCTGACCACCTATCACATCAAACATTTTTAACGAGCAATTAAAAGAAGGATGAGAAACGTCTAAGATACTTCCGGTGAGAGACCTCAAAGGGCTAAGATCAAATTTCACAAGAATCCTAGACAGCTCCTGAGTTCCACTTGATTTAGACGGTAAGAAATTTTCCTCGTAGAGTTTAAACAAATCAAGGGTAGAAGCTAAACCAACGTTTGCATCGACGGCTCTAAACTGATTGCTTATGATTTTATCAGTTATGTATGTGTCCTTAGATGCGGTTAAGATCCTGTACATTAGATAGCACTTCCTAAAATATCAAAATTTGGGTATCTCATTTCAAAGATGCCACCAGGAGGCCCAATTATCATTCCCTTTTGTATATTAGAAATTGGCTCAAACGAAAAATTACTATAAGATCTCATCCCAGTAGTTCCACTTATCCCAAAAAACGTTAAGTTTGATAGCGAAACGACATCAGGAACATTGATAATAAGATTTGTTATATCAGAAATTATTATTGGCTCGTCAATATTAAAGTTTCCAGTTTGAAAATAATCCTTAATCCTGTTTATAACATTAGTAACTACTAAACTTCTATTAGATGACGGATTTACAGAAACAATAAATTTTACTCCAATATTAATTACAGGAGAGTCCAAAATGTCAATAGCGTCCGATATAAGTCTAAACTTATTTAAATAAACTCTCATGTTCTTTTTTAACGTGTCGGAAGATGTAACCAACTGTTTATCTTTGTTTCTACTGACAATATAGACCTGAGATGACAATGGATTAATTAAGTTTGATCTAACACCTGCTCTAAAAACTCTCCCGAACTCAGAGGGCATTGAATAAATCCTTGCCAGCAAGTCTTGTTTAGTAACAATTCTAGATTGAGCATTTCGAGACGAAGGAATTAAAGCCTTTAAGTCATTTAATCCTGGAGGTTCTTCTCCTCCAACCGCAGGTTCAACATTTTTTACTTCTAAACTAGACCTCACAGAAGAAGATACATTGGGAGGCGGACTTTTTGGAAAGAAAATTTGTAACCCGTCAATTGTTCGAATACTCTCAGCAGCAACATTATGATGCAGACCTCCACCTCTCCGATATTGAACAGTGATTGTTGTATTGATAGGAGATATTCCCATAGTCTGGGAGTTGAGAAAATTACCGGGATCGATAGAAAACTTTTTAAATGTCTTTTTACCGTAAAGTGGAATTGCAAACTGGCTAGGATCTGGAACCACGTCATTGTCTAATGTGTTGGCCTTTCCAGATCCAAACTGGAGTATTGACATCTTGGTATTAAAATCAACTGTTTTGACATATCGATAAGGGGCAGCCTGTAGAACAAGAGAGTTGTCAACTTCTTCTCGATCGTAATCCATGTTTGGAAGAGCTCGGTACACCACATCTTCAGCAAGGGAGTCTACCTCATAATACTCATTCCCTGTAGAGTCCCTCACAGATGCGATAGCTGTAACATTATCGGAGTTTAATGTAATTGTACGGTAAGGTACAAAAACATCAGGTATCGAAAAAGAATCAACGTGAGTTTCTCCTGACACACACTCGCCTGACATTCTCATTATAAATGACAACGGGTTTCCGTTCGCATCAGACCTTCCAACTTGCATGGAGGCAAATAATAGACCCGATGAATCCCTTTGTGAATAGTCAACATCGTCAATTAATTCAAACCCTACACCGCTATTTGACCTGACTGTCGTTCCTTTCAAAATTACGGGTAAGGAATTTAAATCAGGAAAATAGACACTGTTTCTTACTTGTGACTGAACCTCAATATAAAAATCAACATCGACAGTAGCAGGAGAAGATCCAACGATTGGGATTCCTGCAGTCCTTAAGAGCCTCTCAATATTTTTTGTCTCAGTGGCTGTCTCAGAATTTAATTCCTTATACTGGTGATCCAGATAAAAGGACATGACATCACCGACGTACGCTGCTAGATCTAGAAGAAGCCCTCCAACAGAAGGTTCAGAAAAATCCTCGATCCTGTCGGAAAAGTACATCTTGGCATACTGCAACAAGTCGGACCTGAACCCGTCGAAATCCTTATTCAGGTACGACCTGACCTTTGAAGACTTAACAATCTTTTTGGTGTTAACTGCCACCGCTATCCTCCTGCAAACAAGGTGACCTCGATCGCCTGGTTTTCTATTCCGAGAGAAGGAACATCGTAAATAACTCTTATCCTTGCCTTGGATATAGACATGACTCCAGAGTTATCTGTGTCCGCCTCAAATGACTTAAGATTTAAATAAGGCATATACTTACTAACTGACTCAGAAATGGCGACCATCGCCCTCTCCTCAAACTCTAGAATATCCTCGGTCACGGTATCGAAGACCATGGATCGGAGATCGGCCCCGAAGTCGTACAGGCCCAGTCTCTCTCCCTTGTTGGTAAGTATGAGGTTCCTAAGGTTATCCCGTATCTGATTAGCCCGGTCGTAGTGCATGGAAAAAATTCCGTCACTAGACACGCCGAACCTGAGGGGGGTCTTTATTCCAATAGGGCTGGGCTGACTTAGAGCGTCAGCCTGCTCAGTGATTTCAGACTGTAGACGTCCTGAGCTCTTGAAGTTAAAATCAGACATTGTAGATTCCCTCTGGGTTCCCTAGGATAACTATCCACCTCCCGCAATTGATCAGGTAATCGGATCAATCAATGCTCAAACCGGCGGTGTTAGCTCCATGTCGAACTAGCTCCACTAGAGTTATTTACAGCTATCCCGGTTTTAAACCACCCATCTATGCTAGCAGATAGAGCCGCGGCCGCGGCGGTGGAGTCCTCAAAATTTGCTCCCGTAAACACGACGGAAGAGAACCCAGCACCAGGTGGTGTGCCTGTGAAGTCTGGGGCCATCCCTCCGGCGAGGGTTCCTGCAAAGGCGGCCATGGGGGCATCCCACGTGGTAGAAGCGGTGGTGGTGTCGGATGGCGACTCGAAGGTGATGGTCAGGGCGTCCTTGAGGTCCGACTTGGCGTCCTCTCCCGTTGTGGTTGGAGCCATGACGATGGCCGACGCGTAGTCACCGATGGCGTCGGACCATTTCTCCGCGGCGCCGGCTGCGGTGTCACTCGGGTTGTCTATCAGGTCCAGTATGGACGCCTGCAGGGTTGCAACGACGAGTGGCATTACTTGGTCATCCCCACCTTGCTCAACATGTTACTTAAATTACCTTTAATTTGGCTGAACTTGCTAACGCTCGCGGCAAGCGGCACGCCTGTCGGGCCGGAGGGGCCTAAGTGGGTGTGGGTCTTGAGCTCGTCAAGGATCTCCTCGAGCAGTCCCTTGAGCTCGGAGCCCATGACGAGGGGTTCCGTGGCCCCGTCACCTATGTAGACCTGATCCCCCTCACCGTTACCGTTCTCATTTCCCGACCCGATGACGATCGTGGGGCCGTCGATGTACACCGACCCGTCCGGGCCTATCTGAATCATGCCGCGGCCCCTTCCGTCGACCGAGGAATGATCCTCATCAGTTTCGCCCTCCTTGATTATTCTTATGCTACCGTCTTCGCTGTCGTTGTGTCGGGCTATTATCCTAATCTCGTTGGATTTGACTACGATGTAAGGTGCGTCCATGACGTCATCTTTCTCGGCCCACTGCGGGAACGAGTATCCGTCGCTGTCCTTCGCGAAGTTCTTGTCACCGTTGGTCTTCATCGAGATGTAGATTCGACTGGCGTCGTTCGTGAAGTTGAGATCTCCCTCGGCTTCGTTGATCTCTACAGGCGATGCTTTGAGCTGCGGGGCTTTATCAATTTCGTTGTACCCCCTGGTGGTCTTGATGATTGCGGCCTCCGTCTCGCCCGTGGAGGGTTGATCAGTATCCGAGTAACCCTGAAGACCCCTGGCTCTTCCCGCGACGAGGTCTATCGTCCCGGCAAAGTTTCCTGCTCCCGCAAAAACTTCGGTCTGATCTTCGGCCGGTCTTCCCTTGGTAAAACCGTCTTCTTGAACTGATGCTGCCGATGTCCGGTCCTCTCCCAGCCACACCAGTGTATTGTTAGACCCCTGCAGGACGAGGTCCCCGGGCCTCTTTGTGAACCGGGGGACGGGCTCGTAGGTGATCATGTTGTTTGCTGACGCCTTTGATTCTAGGATGGCGTAACTGTTGTTCCCGGGAAGGGTCAGCCCACTGAGAAGGTTGTTACCGTTAGGGAACCCCACCTCCCCGGAGTCACTGTACATTGCGTAATCCTGACCTGACGTCGCCGTGGAGGCGGCCGCTGCTACAGCGCCGCCGGCTGTCATGGCCGCGGTAATGGAGGCGTTGTACGTGTCGATGGTTCCGGGAGTTCCGGAAGGATCTAGCACCCTGTCTCCCCTAAACTTCCTGTCGTCATGAGTGTAGTTGATGTCGTCGACCTCTCCAACCGAACTGATCCTGCAGATCCAGTAACCTGGTGACGCGTCGGCTGGAAACTCCCCATTTTCATTAAAGACCCAGACCTGCTCTCCTATCTTAACAGGAAGACCAAGGTGGGGTGGAAAAAATGGGTAAAATGCAAACTCTTTTGAAAAAGACTTTGACGCCGCGCCCAAAACTTTTGCGATAATCGTATTCCTAGGACAGTCGAGCAAAAAACCCTTAGCATTTTTGGAAGTTACCCTGTGGACCCGGGCCATCTTGTCCATGTCAAAAGATTTTGAATTGTGGATCACCTCGGTGACGACGGCCCTGAAGAAAAACTGTAGGCTGTCACCTGCCTCAACTTTCCGCATTACCTCCCCGAGATCGCGGCGACCTCGCTGGACTTTTCTACCGGCGGATGTAGGAAGGGTGTTTCTTTTATACGCCATCTAGTTTCCCGTCTCCCTAGCGATGCTTTCAAGGATGTCATTGGGATCAACCTTGTCTTCTTGTCTTTGAACCCTTTCGATAATCTCAGCTAGCCTTATTATCTGGTCGTTGGACTTACACATCCTCTCCAGGTATTTAGACATTTGCATACCGTACAAACCATGCTTCTCAGGAGAGCCTTTAATATCCTTATAAAGATCTGTGTAGAGCATGCTAGCCCTCTCTCGGTCCAAGACAGAATTTTCATAAACTTCTATCCAAAGGGACTTACATTTATCATCCAAGTTATCAATGTTCTCAAGTATGTGTTTAAAATCCTGGACCTTTTTTTCAGACTTCGCTAACTCCTCTGATTTCTCAAAAAATTTGGAATTCTTCGTCATTTTTTAACTCCCTGTACTTCTTTTTTATGGACGAAACGGATACGGCCAATTGTTTTGGAGTCAATCCGGTCATCTCCCTAAGGTAGAAAAAAACCGCCCTCTTGTTTAAGAAATCGATGTCGTCCACATTTTCGAAGATCCAGATTATGGAATCTATGCACGAAATCTCATTCTCGTTTTTAAGGTTGGACTTGATCTCTAACAAAACTTTTTTAATCGACTTCTTAACTTCTATTCTCTTGACCATGGAGTCAGGAGAAGGTGAGATTTGGAAGGTCTCTATTATATACTTATCTCTTTTTCCAAGTTTTGAAAGGTCACTCATACTAACTATTTTTTTAAGATTCTTGGCGCGCTTCTTCGATCTTATGATCAACCAGTTCTTAGCGACCACATTGAAGTATGAGAACGCCTTTGTCCCTCTTTTTGGATCCCACTTGTGCAAAGTCTCGTATAAAAAGGAGACACAGTCATTCTTAAGGTCGATAAATGACGCATGTCCGCTCTTAAAGTCGTAAATAAAAATGAGATTTTCAACTAGTTTATCAAATGCAGGAAGAATCTGTTCAGAATAAATCTTGTTCTTCTCATCAACATCTTCAGTTACTTGAAATACCTCAATACTTTTTTGAGTGTTCTCGTCAAAGTATAATTTTCTAGGAGTTCCTTTTTTCCTTCTAACAATCTTTTTTTTTGTCTTAGGTAGCACAGGTCAGTTTTCCTCTACTTCTATACTAACTTGACCTAACGAAATTTTTTCAGCGACATCTAGGATTGAACTTCTGGATCTTTCAATTATCTGTAACGCCTTTCTAATCTCTGTACTATCAAAAAAGACAGGAGTTTCTAATATGGACATCATATCGTCCTGAGATTTGTTTAAAATATTTATAGATTCATCGATAGCATCTTCCATCCTAAAAACAATTCGAACAAACCTGATCAAATAAAAGGACAATACGCCCGTTAAAAGAAACAATACGATGGTTAAAATTAATAAAAAGTTAAACACGGTCACCTAGAACCCTGTCATAGTGACTACAAATTTTTTCAAAAGAAAACTTGTCACGAATTTCTACCGATAGGTTTTTAGACCATTCTTTAGGTATCGTGCTGGACTTTCTAAACTTTTTAATTTTTTTCTTAAAGTCACGCTCAGAAGGTTCCGCCCAACGTGAGGACTTCATAAAAATTTGATTATCTATATGTCGATCTGGAAGGTCGGACAGGGTGTAGGATACCGGTATAAATCTTCCTAGATTTAAAAAGTCCAGGTGTCCGGACCAGTCGGTTGCGATCACAGGTAATCCGCTAGCCGCGGCCTCTAAAATAGGAAGACCAAAACCCTCTCCTCTTGTTAAAGAGACTAGGCACTTTATGTCCGGGTGCTTATAAAGAGATGCCATTTCTTGATCGGTCATCTCTCCATGTAAAAGATAAACTTTAGGAAATCTCTTTCTACCTACTTGGTTAAGTATGCTAGATAAGTTGTGTCGTGTAACAATCCTATCAATCTTTGTTCCTCTACCAGAGTTGGTCTTAATAATGATCCCTACATCAGACTCTCCTTGGAAGGCCTCATAAATCCACTTAATGGTGTTTCCTAGATTTTTTCTATCACATGTAGAATCACTTGCAGTAATTTGGCCAACGATTAAAAAATTAAACTTAGTTTTAAAATCTATATTTAGCGGTTCAATGTCATCTTTTAAAATTTCATCTATAAAAGATTCAGGTACAACTTCGATCCTAGTGGTCAATTCTCCAGATGATTCAAGGCATTTTTTAGCATGGTTCGATGGAACAATGACCAGATCCATTAGATTACATTGATCAACCCACGAAGGGTTACAAATGTCTGTCTCAACAACAGCAGAAGCCCCTACGTTAAACTTAGCAAGATTTGGATCCCATTCATTTGGAAGCTGGACCTGGATAGAAACGTCAAAATTTTTATCATCTACGGAGGTTGATTTTTCCATCATTTTCCCAGTAAGGCCAGAATGCCTATCTGGGTTTAGGATCCACGGGGTCATTCCCCATGGGACTGGTTGGATTGTTAGGTCAACATCCTTAGATAAAAGCCACCTGGCAATTTGCCTGGAGTGTACTCCATACCCTGAACTTGTAAGAACTGGAGCTCTTAGAATCACACTTTTTTCCACTTAAATCTCCAAAAAATCCCACGAAGAATATCGGTCTCTCCACGTGTCTATCGTATATTCAAGGGTCTTGTCCCAATCCTTAATCGTGTTTTCTATGTTAAATTCTGAAAGAGCATAAGCGCGCGCCTTTTTTCCTAGTTTTTTCCGACCATCAGGTCCGAGGTCATATAGCTTTAGAAAGGCGCTAGACAAGTTTTCATTTGTCACATGGTCTTCATAGATGTACGGAACCATTTGGCTTCCTACCAGGTTTCTAACATCCGGATCAAGAGCGATTCCATTTTCAGATCCATCCCTGTGATCAACCACCTGCCTGGTCAACCCTCCTGTTTTTAAGGCGATTATGGGCTTTCCCGATTGCATGGCTTCAAGTGTCGACAGACCAAACCCCTCATTACACGCAATATTGACACAAAAATCACAGGCGTTGTAAAGCCTGTTCATCTGTTCGAACTCAAGCCTATCTGTCGAAAATATAACATTTTTTTCAATCTTCAGGTACTCAATAACCTTCAATAGATTGGGCCCCTCCTGATCAAGAGGATCTGTGTGCATGATAAGCGTTGCTTTTCTATGGCCGTGCTTTTCTTCAAGGTCGTCTAAAAACATTTTCCACGAAACTAAAGTATCTCCTGGCATCTTTCTTCTAGCGTTTCTGTTTACCCAGATCCCAACAAAGTGGTCAAAATTTTCCCCTAAAATATTCTTCTTATTAGGAATAATATCTTTCTCATCTAGAGGGAAGAAAACATCTTGAGGAAGAGCGTGGGGTATAAAGTTAGTCTTTTCAGGAAATTGTTCGTTAACTAGTTCATAAGTTTTATGAGAGTGACAATTTACAAGATCTGTTGATTCGTAAAGAACCCTGTTGAAATCGGGCCACGGATCGTTATCCCAAACGTGCCAATAGACAATTGGACAGAACTGGTGAATCTCCTCCTCCATCTCCCAAACCCATATAAAAAACCTAGGATCGGTAAAAAGAAAGAGGGCGTCAGGTTTTTCAGTAGCTAAAGCTAGTCTAAGCATGTCAGGATTTCCAAAACCATCAATTGGCTTTACAACAAAATCCTCGTTCACCACGTGTAAATCATAGTTCCCATGTTTTATGGCTGCTCCGAAACATCTAAAGCTATACTTCCCTGTTTCAACCAGGCCGTTTATTAGATACCGGGCTTGACATCCAACACCTGACGTTGAGAGAGGATGGTCAGATAGCATTAAAATCTTCTTCTTCAACTTACAAACATCTCCTTATGTAAGACTTATAATAACCTATAAATTATAATCGTTAACTACGTACAGTCAGACGTGTCTTTAAATTCGCAATACTTGCATGAAAGCCTGTTCTTTAAAAAGACGCCTTTTTTGACCGACTTAATCATGTTATCAACTATTTTTAAAGATTTAGTCCTAGACTTAGGTCCAACAGAAACTGTTACAAGTTCACACCTTTTTCCATCTTTAGCGGATCTCTTGAGAAGGACAAATCCAGTTCGAACTTGACTCTCCGGTATGTTGTGTTTTTTAGACCAGAACACTTTATAAAGCCTGGGTTGTGATGAAACGATAAAATCTCTCTTCTTGAAAGGAGACCATCCCCACGAAGTTGTCTTCCAGTCTAAGATCCAATAGAGAAATTTTCCATTTTTACCAGGAACTTTTAAAATAGCGTCGATGAAACCTTTAAACTTAAGGTCATGATTATCAATAGATTCGAATAGTTGTTCCTCAGCATCGTAAGGTTCCCAACCAGGAAAAGTTTCATCTAGAAAACTAGGAACCTCAGAAAGGATTCTTTCAGCAGACTCACACCAAGACTCAACATCATCAAACCCGTTCTCTTTCCACTCTTTTCTAATCATGTTAACAGCTATCTCAGGTTTCATTTTCTTGGTCTTAATGAAAGATTCACAAGACTCATGGACAGCAGTTCCAAAAAAAGTATGGACATTTCCTTCAAACGTCCCCTTTTTTTCAATGTATAGAAGTTTGTGTCTCCACGGACACTCAGACCAGTTCTTTACTTCTGAGAACGAAACATGGCCTTTTCTAGTGGGAAAAATATTTTGTATCACAAGTTCCACCAATCTAAGGTTCTCTCCACACCGTCCCAAAACTCAACAATGGGTTCATACCCTACCTCTTTGGTAAATTTTGAAAAATCTCCCAGAGTGTGCATTATATCACCAGCTCTCCACGGAGCATCATGAACATCAATGTTTTTAAATCTTTCTTTCATAAATTGTAAAATCTCCCTATTTGTAAAACTTTTCCCACAGCACACATTGTAACAATCACCGTTAAAACCCTTAGAAGACTGTGATGTTATCACGTTTGCATGAACAACATTTTCAACATAGCAAAGATCCCGGGTCTGACCGCCATCACCGTCACTTCGAAGAGTTGTTCCGTTCTTTGTGGCATGGCACCAAGCAGACAAAGCAGTCGAGTAAGAAGAACCTGCAAATTGACCAGGTCCAAACACGTTGAAGTATCTTAAGCATACGGTGTCTAGGTCATACAACTTAGAAAAGAGGGAACAGTAATCCTCGATCACACTTTTTTGTAACGCATACGGAGATCTTGGATCTTTCTTACAGAAACTTGGAGTTGGCATAAGTTCTGCAGTTCCGTAGACAGAAGAAGAGGAAGAAAAGATAAAACGGGAGACGTTATCAATACAAGACTCCAGAAGTTTTACAGTTTTTCCAACATTGGTTTCGTTAGATTCATAGGGATGGTCAACAGAGTAAGGAACCCTGGGGATGGCGGCAACATGAAAGACCGTGTCGTATTTTTTGTTTTTAATCCTAGAGAGTGCTAGATAGTCATTGGCGAAATCTCCAAGAAAAAACTTCTTATATTCCTCTCCAGGAGAGTAATGACAATCGGAACGATCCACACGAAGAAATCCTAGATCCTGCACAAGGGACTCGTGCCCACTTGAAAGATCATCAATCATATCAACATCGTGACCGTCTTTAAGTAAACGACGACAAAGATTAGATCCTATAAATCCAGCACCTCCGGTGACTAAACATCTCATTCCATGGATTCCTTATAAAACTTTATTGTTTCATCAAGAGACTCTTTAAAATCGTAAAACTTAGTCTCTTTACACACGTTTAAAGCCTTCTTGTTGCATATTGAATATCTCAAGTCATGACCTAATCGATCAGGAACAAACTCAATAGAATCTTCAAAGTTAACTCCTTCTAAGTTGCATATTAATTCTACAATGTCTAAGTTGGTTTTTTCATTTCTTTGTGTAAGGTTATAAACTTGATTAATTTCCCCTTTTTCTAAGATTTTCCCAATCATCTGTACGCAATCTTTAACAAAAAACCAGTCTCTCACGTTTTTTCCATCACCGTACACAGGGATTTTTTTACCAGAAAAAAGTGATCTTAAGATAGTTGGAATAAACTTTTCTGGATGTTGTCTAGGACCGAAATTATTACTCATTCGAACCATCATGTACTGAACCCCATACGTGTTGTGGTATGCTTGAATAAAGTGTTCAGCAGAGGCCTTTGTTGCAGAGTAAGGATTCTTAGGAGATAAAAGATCACTTTCAACAAACGACTTGTTGAAACACGATCCATACACCTCATCTGTGGAAATCTGAAACAATTTACTTCCTGTTTTTCGACAGCACTCAAGAAGGGATTTAACCCCTAGTATGTTAGAATGAATAAACCTATCGCAAGACAGTATCGAATTATCAACATGCGTCTCAGCGGCGAAGTTGATAATCCAATCAATGCTGTGTGACGAGCAGTATTTTATCATATCTTCCGTATTGCAAATGTCGTTCTTATACCATTTAAAATTTTTATTATTTAAAGCTTTTTTAATGTTGTTTTCAGATCCTGCATACGTTAAGCAATCAACACCAACTACTGAATATCCCAAATCTAAAAAGTGATCAGTAGCATGACTTCCAATGAACCCAGCGCAACCTGTAATTAAAATACTCACGTGACTAAGTCCCCTAGTCTTCCTTTTCTTCTTTTTCTTCTTAGTGATTCAATCTTAGGATCGGCGTCTTCGCGAGGTCTTCTTTTATAATCAGTAGACCTGTATTCCAAAACGTCTATATCATGATCATGAAGAGTATAATGGTGAGTCTCCTCAGAAAGAATTTCTCTCATCTATTTGTTTTCCAAGTTAAAAAGATACTTTGTAATCACTTTGTTAATATATTGAATTGTCTCACCTGTGTAATTGGGGGAACACCCAACAAAAAAAACTCTACTCAGAACCAGATTAGCATTTGGATACTTTCTAAAATCATCCAGGTGCCTATATGCTGGGTGCATTAAAATGTTTCCTGCGAAGTAATTTCTTGTCTGGATTCCGTTTTCTTCCAGGAACCTAACAAGCCTACCTTTAAGTTCGCCACTCTCACAGACAACAGGGACCCCAAACCAGCTTGTTTCCGCCTCGGGAAGCTCTGTAAGAACTCTAACACCTGAAATCCTCTCAAGAGAGTTGTGAATTTTTTCCTTATAATCTCTCCTCTTCCGATGTATCTCAGGTAATTTTTCAATCTGAACTAGTCCGATCGATCCTTGTAGATCTAAGGGTTTAAGGTTATATCCGACATTAACAAAATAGTACTTGTGATCAATAACCTCATCGTATCCATCAATCCACTTATCAAATCTTTTTCCGCATGTTCCACATGAAAGAAGGTTAGAGGCTCCAACACAGTAACAATCCCTTCCCCACCAGGCTAAACTTCTTGCAATTCTTATAATTTCTGAATTGTTAGAAGATACCATTCCCCCTTCTCCCGTTGTAATGTGATGAGCTGGATAGAAAGAATAAGAACTTGCGACAAAGTAAGATGAAATATTTTTTCCTCTCCACCTGGTTCCTAAACTATCGCAATTATCTCCAATTATCTTGATTCCTCTTGGTTCACAAATAGACCGTAGTCGGTCTAGGTCATATGGATTTCCCAAAACAGGGGACGAAAAAACGGCCACAGTCCTGTCAGTTATTTTAGATTCAACGTGATCCAAGTTCCAATTAAGATCTTTTAAACTAATGTCTACAAATACGGGAGTTAAATTATTTTGAATCAAAGGATTTAATGTGGTTGGAAATCCGACAGAAGAAATTATTACTTCACTTCCATCCGACCAGTTAAAATACTTTTTAAGAGCTCCAATCATGACCAAGTTTGCTGAAGATCCGGAGTTAACCATGAGAGAATCTTTAGAATCTACAGATTCAGAAAACTTTTTCTCAAATTTTCTTACTTGTTCCCCTGAAGAAATCCACTTCCCTGTTAAGACGGACTTCATTATTGCAAGTATTTCTCTCTGATCCCACACAGGACCGGAATAAAGAACTTTTGGAAACGCACCTTTTTTTGAAGATTTAGGTCCCGTTATGTACTCAGGAAGTTCTTCATGATTCTCAGAGAGATCTGATAAAAATCTTTCAATGCTTTTTTCTATGTCTGACATAGTTGTCTAATTCCTGACTCAAGATCGACCTGGGATTTGAAACCTAAGGATGTTAATTTTCTATTGTCCAAATACATGTCTTTAACTTGAACAATCTTGTGAAAATCAGGTGGAGGGACGTGGCTGATCTGGCTAGTAGATCCTGTAAATTTAACCGCCATATCAATTAAATCCTTGAAAATTACAGGGTGTCCGCTACCCACGTTTGTAATTTCATTAACTGATGATGCATTATCCATGATTAGTTTAATGGCACGACAAGCGTCATCAACGTGCATATAGTCTCTTATAAACTCACCCCCATGATACAAGTCCACTGGTTCATCTTTTTTTAATTTCTCAACAATGTACTGAAGGGCATTCTTTTTCTTTGAAGCCCTTTCATCATGGTAACCATAGACATTACAAAGCCTAATGATCCTAAACGGAATATTAAAAGTTTTACAGTAAGATTCAACAATGCCCTCGGCACATTTTTTAGTAATTGAATAAAACCCCTTTGGATAACAGGGAGACGTTTCTTTTGCAGGGAGGTTGGTGTCTCCATAAACAAACCACGAGCTTATAAAGTTAAACTCACAATCTTTTTTAGATCTTCGACAAGACTCTAAGACATCTATTAAAACAGTCAAATTTGTATCAATATCTAGATGGGGATTCGTAAACACATTGTAGTTGTGAACAGTACTTATAAAATACAAAATCTGTCGCGACTTAGGAGACATGTCTCCTCTAAGGATTCTGAATGACTCTTCCGGAAATAAATTGCAAAATCTACTTCCAATAAATCCCGTCGATCCAAAAATCGATATTTTATTTTCCATAGTTTTCAAGACACCACCTAAGAGACTCTTGTCCGGATCTAGGAACGAACCCTGTCTTTTGTAATTTTTCAGTAGAGAGAAGAGTGTTTACCCTCTTGTTTGGAAGTCTGTCTAGAAGTTCTTGGTAAGAAATTTTGTAAACCTCCATCTCGGGGTTCAAAACCTCCTTGATTGCCAAGGCGATCTCGTATGGAGTCACCGACCCTGTGTTACAGCAATTAAAAACTCCCGTGTGATTGGTTTTTAAAAGGTGTTCTATCATGTCCTTAAAGTCCTCAATACAGGTCAGTGAATTTGGTTCATCTATTGCATAAAAAGGATTAAAAGACAAAAATTTTGTAATCATGTTAGTCGGGTGGACAACCGACGAGATCATTTGTCTGGGGCGAAGTATTAAGAAATTAGAATACCCAAAATTTTGAATAAATTGGTCTGCCCACATTTTTGTCCTTGTATACCACACGCCAGGTGTGGCATCATCCTCCTCTGTCATGATCTCGTGGTTTCCATCAAATAAGCACCCACTACTTATGTGAACTAATTTAACACCCTGACTAGAACAGGCTTTCAAAAGGTTTATAGCCCCAAGGGTGTTAACATCATAAGCTGTAGATTTATTTTCTTGACAGTACTCTAAATTAGTCTTAGCAGCACAGTTAATTGCAATATCGGGCTGATATTGTCGAAGTATAAACTCTATGTTATCCGGGTCTGTAATGTCACAAACTTTTCTTGGTATAATTTGAGAACTCTTATCTTGAATAATCTGAGCTACTTTTCCACTTCCAAAAATAATTTTTTTCATTTTACCTGTCCTGATTCATTAAAAGATTAGCGTTTCTATAAGACTCGTGAGTTCCAGCATCAGACCACCACCCATCTAAGATTTTAAAACTAGTGATACCGTTATTAATGTATAAATTGTTAAGATCTGTAATTTCATACTCACCCCTACCTGACTTCTTAAGAGATTTTAAGAATTTAAATAAATTTGTATCATACAAATAAATCCCGGAGACACAAAGGTCACTCTCCGGATTTTTAGGTTTTTCGACTATTTTTATAATTTTACCGAGTTTCAAGGAAGCGATTCCAAACCTTTTAGGATCATCAACTGGAGTGAGAGTCAAGAGACAACAGGGAGTATTCTCATTTTCCTTTTTTACTTTTAAGAAACTCTGGATCGATTCATGTAAAGAACCTTGGAACACATTGTCTGCTAACATTACAACACAGTTGTCATCCCTGCAAAAAGATTCACAAAGCAACAATGCTCCGGCAATTCCATCAGGTCGATCTTGCACCTTGTAAGTTATATTACAGTCATAATCTTTTCCACTTCCAAGAAGAGTAATCATATCTCCCATGTGTTCAGTTCCAGTTATGACAATTATATCTTTAATCCCACACTCAACAAGTTTCTGTAAACTATGGAGAATCATCGGTCTCGCACCGACGGGCAACAAGTGCTTGTTTGTTACTTTTGTTAAAGGTAGCAACCTGGATCCAGTTCCACCAGCTAAAATGACGCCTTTCATTTTGTTCCCTTCTCAAGAAAATACTGAAAAATAGAAACATAAAGATTTCTTACTTTCTCCAGAGAGTATTTCTTAGATACTTCGCACGATGACATAGACAATTTTCTTCTAAGTTCTGTATCTTTACAAAGCACCTCAAGATTGTGAAAAAATTCATCCTCGGTGGTGGAAGAAAGATAGGAAGACCCCCCAAATTCCTTGTAACTTTGAATTTCCGTAACTATACTAGGAATTCCAAAGCTTTGATAATTTGTTAACTTTACATTGGGCTTATAAAGAATCCTGTCGTTATAAAGTGGATCATTGTCTTTTTCATGTAAAAAAGTTACCGCAATATCTAATGTTGAGAGAATGTCTGAACATTGCTCTCTTGTGCCTGGATGTTCTGATATGAACTCTATACCCATTGACTGACAGAAAGATTTAATTTTTTCAGATGATCTAAGTTGCTCCGGTAGCCCCACATAGCCAACCTTCTTAACGACATCATTAAAGTTATTTATTGTTCCCTCGAAATTACAAGAGTGGTGGGGAATGATAAAAAATTTCTGATCCGGATGTCCTATTTTTTGAGCAAATTTTTCATGCAAGCTGTTGTTCGTGATTATAAAATCAAACTTTTTAATAGCGGGGCTTCGAGTTAAGTCTGTATCAGTATTGTAAGCAATCAAATCCAGTCCGACAACTATTCCAAGAGATTTAAGATGATCCACTAATTGGGGATGATAAAACTTAGTAAACACAACAATCTTAGAATCGATTATAGAGTTAGAAATAGAATTGAGATCAAAAAATTGACATCCGAGAGAGTTGGCTACCTGAACCCCTCTTACAATTGCACTAGTTCTAGACTTATAACCTAGAAAAACTATGTCTTCTTTTTTAATTTCTTTCATAGTTCTCTAAGACTTTTTGAACAAGGTAACTGGTTATAACTTGAGGAGAACAAAAGGTTTCCAGGTAAAACTGAATTTTATTTCCCCATTCTTCGTAATTTTCAATAATGTTTCCTAAGTCGTTCTCCAATGTAGGAGACTCTATGTCAACCTCAGGATAATAATCCTTCCAAGAATAGGCAAAATCAACATCGTTCTTCTTGAGGATCACGCACTGTCCAATCCATCCGCATTCCAACATTCTGTGAGAAACACAGGCCACACCAGGAGGATCGAAAGATGTTTTCCACCTTAAAGATTTTGAAATGTATTCTTGAAACGAAACATCCTGAACCTGCTCATAGGAAAATTTACTTTCAGACAGGAGCTTGTGAATTTTTGGCCTGGTGTTGTGAGTGTAGTATCCAGTATCAACAGCTGGTCCAAAATTAAACCACTTATAACCCCTCCAAGAAATCCTAGGATCAAACTTAGATGGCTTTGGTATGGTTCTCTCTGTGGGCTTACAACAAAATCCAATGTCTACAGTCTTTTTAGTTTTCCTATTTTGAACAGAGAGCTCCTTCCTGTTTGGCCACATCCAATGAACAAAATGGTCCCAGTCTGCCCAGTACATAAATGGGATAACCTTTCCTCCGTTGTTTCTAGCAACCTCTTCTATTGGTTTGCACGCTGACGGAGAATACCAGTTTTTAAAAAATAAAAACGGTTTTCCCTTAGAGTCTTCAACAACTCTCAAGATTCGATCACAGTATTCTAACTGTCCAAAATCAGCGGCCTGACCGTCGGATGTGTCAATGTAAAAATTAAACTTATCACCATAAAAACAAGCAGTTTTTCTAATTTTTTCTGGATAGAGATTATTAACTAATCCGGTGTTCATAACCTCATTTATGATAAACCAGAACCTTCTTGGGCTAAGATAGGCGTCAAATTTCACTCTGTGTTTTCCTTTTCCCAAAAATCAATCATCTCATCAAGCATGCTCTCAAAAGTATACTCAGGCCTCCATCCAAGAACGTCTCGGGCTTCGGATGCATCACCTCTGAGATACTTGAGCTCTTCAGGTCTTACATACACGGGATTTTGAACAACAAAATCTCGATAATCCATGTCAAGTCTTCCAAAGACATACATACACAGGTCTCTCACTGTTCTTGTTTCTCCAGTAGCAACGATAAAATCTCGAGGAACTCTATGATTGACAATCATGCTCATTGCACGAACATAATCCTTTGAGTGTCCCCAATCTCTACTAGAGTCCATGTTTCCAAGTTCTAGCTTATCTGTAATACCTTGTTTAATCTGGACCGCGGTCTTAACAACCTTGTTTGTCACAAAGTTAGACCCTCTCCTAGGGGACTCGTGATTAAAAAGAATCCCGTTGGAGGCGTGGAGGTTGTACGCGTTCCTATAGTGAACAACAAGATTATAAGCCAGAACCTTTGCGCACCCATATGGACTAACCGGTCTCATAGGGGTTGTAAGCCTCTGGGATCCATCCGGATCGACAGAATTTCCAAACATCTCAGAAGAACTAGCTTGGTAAAATTTAGCCTTGGGACATTCAGCTTTATAGACCTCAAGTAAATTAAGAACTCCTAAAGCATTCGTCTGTATTGTAAAAGAAGGGACGTCGAAACTAATTCTTACGTGACTCATCGCTCCTAGATTATAAATTTCATCAGGCTTAACTTTCCGAACGATCCTTGTCAAAGAAGGAATATCCAAAAGATCACCATAAAGAGTCTCGATCTTATCGTCTAAATGATCTATTCTAGAATTTTGATTTTCAACGACTGAGTTTCTTCTAATGATCCCAGCGACATTGTATCCCTTTTCTATCAAGTGTTCGGTTAAATAACTGCCGTCCTGGCCGGCGATGCCGGTGATCAACGCTGTTTTTTTCATTACTTCTAAAACTCCCTAGAGGCTGCCAGATGTCTTCTAAGTCACCCTTGACTTAATCCATTGGTATGTTTTTTGGATGCCAAGAGATAAAGGCTCAGCAACCTTCCATCCTATCTTTTCGCCGTATAATTCATTGTTAGATCTTCTTCCTCTAACACCTACAGGTCCTGAGATATTTTTGATTTTAATATCTTTTCCAGAAATGTCAATAATCATTTGAGCGAGGCTGTTGATGGAAATCATTTCTTCAGATCCAATATTAACCGGACCAGAAAAATCTGATCTCACTAATCTCAAAGTTGCTTCTATACACTCGTCAATATATAGAAAAGATCGGGTCTGTTTTCCATCTCCCCATATTTCAATCGAAGAATTAGAATTAGCCTCACAAACTTTTCGACATATAGCGGCAGGAGCTTTTTCCTTTCCGCCGGTAAATGTTCCTTCGGGACCAAAAATATTATGATATCTAGCAACCTTAACATTTAGACCGTAATTTCTCATAAACGAAAAATAAAGTCTTTCACTAAATAACTTCTCCCATCCGTATTCACTATCAGGAGCAGCAGGATATGCAGACTTCTCTACACAGTTTGGATTGTCAGGATCTGTCTGGTTTCGCTTGGGGTATATACAAGCTGACGATGAATAAAATAACTTTTTAACATTCTTACTAACAGCTTCATGAGCAATGTTAAGATTGATCAGTGCGGAATTATGCATAACGTTTGCATCGTTATCCCCGGTAAAAATATACCCAGCACCTCCCATGTCGGCGGCGAATTGATAAAGTTCGTCAAGATGATCGTCTATAACATTTGCAACAACAGAAGGATCTCTTAGGTCACCTATTACAAATTCGTCAGCTAGAGATGGAGAGTATTCAGGATGTTTTAAATCAACCCCTTTAACCCAAAACCCCTCTTCCTTAAGCCTTTTAACCATATGACTTCCTATGAAACCACCAGCACCACAAACTAATGCTCTTTTCAACATGAACTCCTCGCGTATCTTACTAAGATTCTATTCTATTCTATTTTAATGTGTAATCATGCATTTGATTATATTATCTCTATAAAAAGAAGCTTTTTCCAGAGCAATCTGTGTTTCCTCTAGTGAAAATTTATGAGTTACCATTTTTTCAATTCGATCACTGTCTCTTGAAAACATCGTAACACAGTCATCAAGAGTCCTGTTAGATCTTCTAATGTTAAAAATACTCATTTCTTTTGTTCTCATTTTATGTGGGTTATATAGCAAATAATCTTCTTCCGGTATTCCAACTAGCCCTATTTTAGAACTAATAGAGCCACACTGAACACATCCATCGATTGATTCGTTGTTACCAGCAGCATCAAATAAAACTTGGACGCCTTCTCCGTCAGTAAGTTTTTTAATTTTTTTAGAAACATCTTCTACACTGTCCTTTAAGTGAAAAGAATCAGTTGCTCCCATTTCTTTGGCAAAATCACACCTGTACTTTAACTTGTCAACTAAAAAAATGTTTTCTATTCCAAATTTCTCCAATACTAACATTAAGCACAAGCCCACAGGTCCCGCACCAAAAATAATTGATCTGTTAGTCGGATGAGGAGATATCAAATTAACTGCGTGGAGAGCCACACTGAGAGGCTCTAAAAGCGAAGCAGTTTCAAAGCTCATGCTGTTTGGAATTTTACACAGTTGCAAGTCTGAAACTTTAACATAGTCTGAGAGTGCTCCAGGGGAAGTGGCTCCCATGAACGATCCTTCTGTGCACAAGTTATGTCTTCCTTTAAGAGACCACCTGCTAGTCACACAAGACCTACCGGGCTCGACTGCAACTCGATCCCCAGGTTTAAATTTTTTATTTCTACCGGGATCAACAACTATTCCAGATGGTTCGTGACCCATGTGCATCGGAAGTGGCTGTTTAAAGGATCCTAGACCTCCGTGTCTAAAATAATGAAGATCTGATCCACATATTCCGGAGGCCATTATTTTTACTAGTATCTCATCACTAGAAAGAGGTAGGACTTCCTCCTCAAAAATTTCAACCCTTCCAATGTCTACCAGTTTAATAACCCTGTTTTTCATAGTGATTTTTCCGCCTCTTTTAAAGTTTCACAAACGTACCTACACTCTTCGTCAGAAAGTTCTGGGTAGAGAGGCGGACAAACATGGTATTTTGACCAGATGTCCGTGTTTTCAAACTTTTCACCTCTAAACAAGTTTTTAAACCTAGGTTGTTCGTGTACAGGAATTGAATAAACCTCTCCCGTTAAAGATACGTTTCTTTCCTTGCAAAAAGACTTTATCCTAGATCCAGGTATCTGGGTTTTAACGATACACTTGTAATACGAGCACGATCCGGACTCCTGTGTAACAATCTCATACGTTGTTCCGGAAAGTTCCTTCTCATATATTTCTACTAATTGATTTCTTCTATCTATTCTATTTTTAACTCTTTCACATTCAAGGTATCCAAAAAGTCCTGTAAATTCATTAATTTTTCCATTTGTTCCCCCTGAAAGCAGGCAAAGACCAGAATTATTCGGATCTCTTCCAAAATCCTTTAAAGACCTTATTTTCTTAGCTAGATCATCGTTGTTTGTTGAAATCATACCACCCTCGCCGGTGGTCATGACTTTTGTTGGAAAAAAACTAAAACATCCGACATCTCCAATCGTTCCAGCGAAGCGATCTTTAAAACAGGATCCGTGAGCGTGAGCAGCGTCCTCAACCAGAGCAACGTTGTATTCATTGCATATTTTTTCAATTTTTTCAATGTTGCTAGTAATAATTCCTCCAACGTGGACTAAGATAACAACTGCGGTGTTGTTGTCTATTTTTTTTCTAAGGGACACTGGATCTACTGCTCCAAACTTGGCGTCACAATCAACTAGATCTAGAATACCTCCAGCATTTAACACAGACACTGCCGTTGCAAAAAACGTATTAGAAGGAACAATAACTTTTTTTCCCTCAACTCCAATAGATCTAAGTGCTATCTCAAGGGCTGTTGTCCCCGACGTAGTTGATATACAGTTCCTAGACTTGATAATCGAAGAAAAATTTTTTTCAAATTTTTTTACATACTCTCCTTCAGATAAGCTATCAGATAACAGTATTTCAGAAACACCATGTTTAAATTTTTCAATAAAGCTATCGCTAAAATTTAGCCTATAAATTGGAACGGTGTGTTTATCTTTTTTTACCATAGCTTTCCTTTGGCAAAAAATCTTCCCAAAATTCAACCGGGATTGCGAAAACTCCTTTTGAAACTGAGTCTAAGGTCAGACCTTTTTTAACTTGAGAATAGTCGTTATCTAACTCGCAAACTGCATGACCCTGTTTAGTAGAAACAACAACCTTTCTGTGTTCCTTAAAAATAACCTCTCCAGGTTTATAGGGATTTTTTTCATCAATTGTTTCAATCACAGTCAAAAAAATATCCTGACCTAAGACTCTAGAGCTTGCTGGCTTGTATGGCGGAAAAATCATTGCATTTGAAAACCTCTGAATAAATTCATTTTTCCACTTCCAAGACACGTAACAATCGTTAGGCATGCCGGCAGAATGATAAACCCCTCTATTTCTCGGTATTTCACAATACTTTTTCTTTTCAACCAAATTAATAGACTTCTTAAGATGTCGAGGAGCATCAGTGCTGAGGTTTTGATAGACGGATTGTGACGTTTGGTTTTGATCCTGGGATTTTAAGTAGACCTTGTTTATGACAGGGCCTAAATCGATATCTTTAGTAACTTGATAGGTTGTAAATCCCTGAGGTTCGTTCTTGAGGATGGCCCACATGACTGGATTACACCCTCTGTTGTCGGGAATAAGTCCAAAATGCGTGTTGATCACACCGTACTTAGGAGACTCCAAAAGAGGAGAATGAACGATTCCATCATACCCACCAATTATACAAAGGTCAACTTTGGATGACTCTTCTAACAACAAAGAATCACCTGGTAAAACATTTCCTAGGTTCTTGATCTTTGAATTTAAAATCACTGTTTGCAATTTACTTCGAGCTTCCGTAGAATGAAGGGACCTTCTTTTTTTCTCTGTGACGAATTTTACATCATATCCCAATCTTAAAAGTTCAAGTAAGCATCCCACACCATAGTCGCTTATTCCTAAAATCCCTATGGAACGAATCATTTATTTCTCTGAAAATTGTTTTCTATAGAGGTTCCAAAAAGATCGAGATTTTTCAGGAAGATAGTTTATAAAATTAGGAAGATCGTTCAAAAATTCATATGTCTTTCTATATCCCAAAATTTCATTTTCTAAATTTTTAACCAAATCCTGCTCATTTCTATCCTGGTAAACAGAAGATGGACAGTATACTACACTGTCAGGAAAATAATGCTGTAAAATATACCCTCCCCATATGTCGTCCATCCTCCCTATAAAAGGAAGAACAGAGTAGTATGGAATTACTTTCCTGGATAAGAACGTGTTCTGAGAATTAAACGGAGATATGTTAGACGAGCAATACGGAGATTCTATCTGATATTTAACAATCGGTCGATGGATCAACCTAGTTATGGCATCAATGTCAGGATCACCATCCCACAGGTCAGCCTGGACCAAAACTTTTCTTTGAGTCTTTCCCTTGTAGTTGACTAAGTGTCGGGTTCTCAACAGGTCAATTGGGTATCCCCTGTGCCAAAGGTAGTTTCCACTCTGTGTTACCGAAAGAGGATCGAAGACCCCATTTTCAGATTCATAGAGGTCAACCTCCACCGTCTTATCAACTAAAAGATTCCTCCCCCAGTTGTCATAGGGTATGTTGTCATCATCGACCGTCGCAAATATTTCTGTTCCCTCGTTGTAAGCGTGTATGATTCCAATATTTCTTCTCTGTATTGTGTTCCATCCTATGACTTCACCAATCTGGGGATAGAGTTTCTTTTGATCTTCCACGTCAAGGTATAAAACGTTTGAAAACTTTGACTCAAGTAATCTATACTCAGGATGAGGTGTCTTGAGGTCTCCAACAATAAAAACGTCCCATCCTTTTTTTTGACAGAATTTTACTGTAGCTTCAGTTGGACTATTAATAGTTGTTATTACTATGGATTTTTTCATAAGCCTTGTATCGAAAAAATGTACTTCTCAAAAAATTTTTCAAGAGTATGGTTCTGCATAACGTACTCAAATGTGTCCTCAATCATTGGAATATACTCGTCATAGTGATCTAATATGTAACAAGCTTTTTCCTGAAAATCTTCTACTGAATCGAAGTATATGAAATGCTTGTCAGGTTCAAAAAAATCCTCAATGATCCTGGATCCATCTCTAAAATGAAGAAGGAGGGACTTACAAAACATCGCCTCTATGTTTCTATATTTTTGTTGAACAATATAATTCGATTCTATGTCACCCTGTGAGTTTCTAAGCTCCCTAAGTGTGGTTATTCCCGATAACTTCTTGGCCTGACCAAGCCAGCGGCCATGAATTGGAATAATACTATGGCCAACAGTTATCCTAGAGTCCGCATTTAAAGAAAGTTTTTCTTGGTAGGATACGTCTCTCTCGGGTGTCTGGTGAGTACTGTTACCTCCTGAAACAATCAACCTATTAAACCTTTTGAGAGGGCCTGGATCGTATGATAGTTCACCAGATCCCATGATAGGGAGGATAATTTTTTGGTACAAAAAAAGGCGTTGAAAGACATGTCCGGCATAGAATATGTCACATGTTTTCTTGTCGTGGTCAGGGTGCTCTGGAATAAGATTAATATCTGGGAAGGGGAGAGGGATGTAGACATATTTTTCTTCACCAAGTTCCTCGTTTCTATTTTTCACAACCTCAGGTTCGATAGTAAAAATCTTATCAAAGTTTCTCTCCCTCAGTTCCCAGTTTATTCTCTCTTGACTCAAAAGTCCGTTAGGAACCTCTAGATCCATAAAAATACTAGTCCGAGTTTTATTGGTTCCACATGTTAGACATGTAATCTGTTCGGAAGCATCATCGGGTTGCTGAGTTCCATGACCGGTGTAAAAAGAAACATCTTCTCTGACTCCGTCGGAGAAACCCCAGTTAAAAAAATGAAGAGGAGCATAATCCTGTTCTCTAGACGCGTAGTGTGTTCTCATTTTCTAACCTTCCTACAGACGAAACAAATCTTATAGTCCTCATTTTTAGCTGGTATTTTTAGATTATGACCCTTGCACAAAATGACTATCTCAAATCCAAGTGATAGTAAAATCTCCTTAATAACTCTTGGGGACCACAAAGAGTGATCTAAGACGGAATTAAATACTTGATCTTTTCTCTCTAGATAACTTTTTATCTTAACTCTCGAGTTCATCAAATCAACATCACAACTTGTTGTTGTTACGACCTTTTCTCCTGAAGAAAATATTTTTTCAACTTTTCTATCTCTAGGTAAATCTTTCGCAACAGCAACCGAGTTCCACATGTCAAAAATAAGAACACCGTCTTCGACAAGATAGCTAGAAATTTTGGAAAAGAAGGATTGCAAATCACCTAAAAGATGAATGTGATTGACCACATTAAACATGCTTACAATAAGATCAAATTTTTTAAGATTTCTTTTTTGACAAAAATCAAAATCTTGACTGGTAAAAAAATTACAGTCTGAACTTTGGGTCGCTCTTTTTTTTAAAGCCTCGTCAATCATTTTTTTAGAAACATCAACTCCAACGACATCTATGTCTTGATTTGATAAAATCAAACTATGTGTTCCTGTTCCACAACCTACATCTAAAATGGAACGCGGGTCCTTAGAATGTATTGACTTATAAGACTTTAAGATAAATTCAACCTCTGAAGGGTATTGTTTATCACCATACAGTTCATCGTACATCTCAACAAATTCCGTATTATCGTACGTTTTTGACATAATCCTCAATTGAGGAACAAACATAGCGTATTTGTTCCTTAGACATGTTAACCGACGTTGGTAAACAACATCCATTTTCATATCCAAAAATAGAATTTGAAAATTCACACCTGTGAGTTCTGTCTTTATAGTGTGGTTGCTTATGGATCGGATAGAAAAAACTTCTAGTTTCAATCTCGTTTTTCTTCATGTGATCCATCAAGCCTTCGGATAAAAAGTTTGATATTAGACAAACTCGAAACGGAACGTGATTAGATCCTTCTAAAGGACCTAGAATCTTAACATTGTCGACATCACTTAAAAAATCTTTGTAAGTATGCAAAATCCACTGTTTTCTTTTCAATATGTAATCTAGCTTTTTTAACTGGGTTAACCCTATTGCGGCCTGTATATCGGTAATCCTAAAGTTAGCACCAAACTCTGGATGGATGAAAGTTCCCCTGTTAAGTCTTCCTTGGTTCCTCAAATACAGAAGTTTTTTATAGACAGATTCGTCATCTGTGGTGACTAGTCCACCCTCGCCGGTCGTGATTGTCTTGTCAGCAAAGAAAGAAAAGCATCCAACGTCTCCAAAGCTCCCACAGTGCTTTTCTTTCCACTTCACCCCTATTGACTGAGCGGCATCTTCAATCACTTTTAGATCATGCCGATTAGCAAACTTCATAACGTCATCCATGTTAGATGACATTCCGTAAATGTGGACGGGCATAATAGCCTTAGTCTTATTAGAAACTAGATTCTCACATTTCTCTATGTCTATCTGCATGTTTTTGTTAACATCAACTAAAACAGGGATTCCTCCTGCCATTTCGACCGCGTTTGCAGATGCAATAAACGTAAAATTTGGAACAATTACCTCGTCACCGGGCCGAATTCCAATTGATCTTAGTCCTAGGTAAAGGGCTAAGGTTCCATTAGGTGCGAAGACCGCGTATTTAACCCCAATAAGGTGACACAGTTCCTCTAAAAACTCTTTGGATTTTGGTCCCTCGGTAATCCAATTATTATCAAAACAGTCTTTTATAGACCTGTATTCTTCTTCTCCAATTAGTGGTTCAAATTGCTTGACTTTCATTTTTCCCCTGCCATCCTCTTAATCAATGAACTCTTTATCGGTCTCAGATCCAAAATAGGGGCCGGACTTAAACTCATAGAGAACCGTTTCATCCTCTAGAACTTCAAATCCGTGACCAGCACGATAAACAATTGCACAGGATCCAGTTGAAAGTTCCTCCTCTAAGATGATTTGGTCGTCAAGGTCGTAAAATTTTGCGAGAATCTTTCCTTGTAAAACAACCCAAGCTTCCTGGGTATGTCTTGTATTTCTGACTACCTCGTTGTGTCTATGTGGCCTAAACTTGATCCCAGATGGTATCTTTTTAGCAGCTGCCTGAAGACACTCGGATTCAGGGCTTAGATCTTTTCTACTTTCAGTTATGTCATCAAAATGACAAATGGTAAGTAGCAAAATTCCTTGTTCAATGTTGGAATAAACGCGTTTCATCTAAATTTTTCCACATTTTCTTAAAACGCTAGAACAAAATTCCAGATCCTCGGGAGACATGATTCCTGCGGGCCCGTAAAGTCTTTTGAACCAATAGTGTCGAGGGCCGGTGGCAACTGATCCTCTCCTGTGAAGCTG